CTCCCGCGGGGACGATTTAGTCCCTTCCCAGCCACAATCAATATGGCTGGGTCCATCGGCGTTTCAGTGTAACGGCGCCGTACCGTGCGGATCTTCTTAAGTGATCCTTAGCCGTTAGAATCTCGTCCCCATTACGAGACTCTAGCGATAAGAATGACTTTAGAAGAGCACCGTGTCCATCCAGCTTATCTGTACGATAAACTGGGGTAGCCACCCACGCCCTTACTTCTGGGCGTTGGTATCTACGTCCCCATCTCTTAATGGAAACGTAGGGCTGATAAGACACTTTGCCTAGTCCAGCACAATCAGGACCCACAATCGGTAGTTCACCGAGTATGGATTCGCACTTATGTAACATGTGCGAGCTAGTGATCCAGTAACCCTTTTGGTAAAAGAGATTACTAGTTTCAAGCCAGCTAATGATTGAACTGGGAGCCCGCTTGTCATTGGGACGTGTTGTTCGGATGTAGGTAGGTGTAACCTCCTCACCGTCAAACGCGTCAACTCCGCAAGACTCTCTGAACTTTCCAGTCCAGTAAGACTTATCGGAGTTCACCTTACAATAGTACTTTTGTAGGTGTTCAATGACAACTTCCACATCATCTGCGGGGATGACTATGTCATCACCATAGATGTAGACATCTCTAGACACTTTAAAAATGTTTTGAGATGTCACGGGGAGGTTGCGCTTTTCTAGAAGAGCCCCTATACAAATAGTATAGAAGTACATGGACTCAACTGGAAAGCACAGAGCTGATCCCATAGACGCGAATTTATTTAGATGGATAATATCTCCATCTGGTAGTCGCGCCCTCGTAGACCGACATGCTAGGAGAGCACCCTGAAAATCAGGGTACTTTTTAAACATGTCTACTGCAAGCGACAAAGGAACTCTGTCACTTGCCGAAGATAAATCGATCGTCGCAAGACGACCGTTCTTCGACGAGATCAATGCCTTCCTCTGATTTATAGTCTGGTCTGTGAAATTCACATGACCAGCTGTAAATCCATAGGATTCTAGACACTTCATTAAGTGACTAGAGAGAGCCTGTTGTGTATATTGCATACACACAGGTTCGATGGCAATGATTCTGGGAGACTTCAGTGTCTTTGGGACGGTGATTACCCTTACGGGTTCTTCATCCGTCTCATCTACGACAGAAACTTGCTCGAACTCCGGACTTAAATAAGCATTTTCATTAGGAAAAGCGTATTCAAGCATCGGAAAGTAAGGTTCGAGTCTGTCGTGCCACCGTTTGAAAACGAATTTGCTGTTTCCAGTAATTCGTTCGGCGGTAGATCCAGGGCCATGCTTGGGAAGGCAATTATGCATTGAATAATCTCCAATACATAAAAGACAATCCCACAGCACATCGCAAAGATAATTAAAATCAATGCGAAGTCTTGGATCCAACGGCTCACTGAGGTCTTGCTCATCCTTTCTGAACTTGTTAAAAGCCTTGCGAACCCTAGAAGGGTCACAAGGAAGTTTAAGCTTTTTGAAAGAATAGGCGCATTGCCTGATTCCTTCAATAGCCGCGACTTCAGGTTCATTAAGAATCCTCCCTGTACCAGGGTCAAACACCAGAGCGAAGAAACCTTGTAGAAATGCAGGGATCTTCCCCCTCTTTCGAAAACCTCGAAAGAAGGTTGGCTCAATCCTGCCTAAGGCCAGTGAGCGATCAAACTCACTACCTAAAGCAGGGAGGGTTATCGTTAGAAACGATAATCCTTCGTGTTTGACGCGTGACACATAAGTTAATATGTCACGCTTGTCTGGTTTGTTAGTGGAGCACTTCGCAGCTGCATCTTTATAGATGCACACTGCAAGCTCAGTTAGGTCACTTGCGTGGCTTTTCAAGCGTCCTCCTTACTAGGGGGTTAAGCTTCCAGCCACAACTCACTGCGTAAACCCAATATAAATTAGGTTTACCAAACATTTACACGGACTAAGAGAATATTGTGAGGTAGGGTGAGCCCTCTTTTGGAGCGACTCACCCCATTACGCTACTTGGTATTCGGAATACGAGGAATCTGTTTATCAGTTTCCATCCTAGACCGAATTAAAGTACCAAGTAGAGAAGCAAGCAGAATGAGAAAATCATCTGCAAACTTCCAAAGTAATGTTCTCATAATAAACTCTCCTTTCCAAAAGGTTTAGTGTTGATTACTCAGCACTTTACCAAGGAAAGTACCGTCCGCCAGGGTGAAAAGCCCTGCCGCGATGTCTTCTATATCTTCATCGGCAAAACCATATTCAGGTTCGTCAATGACGATATAGACACCCAGACTCTTATACTCATTTACTGAGGTAAGAGGATCAGCAGCGACAACTCTGTTGTCAATGCGGATCATACGCCGAGTCCGATCTTTGGACTCCTGGTGAGAAACGGTCAATTTGAACGCTTCATCATCAGATGCGTACTCTGATCTATACCCATCGGATTTTACTCGATTAAGGGTATACGGTGTACTATCAACGGTAAATGTTTGTGGGTCTGCAAGAGCCATGGTTGAACCTCCCAAGCTTAGTAAATGGC